TAGATACGAAAAACGAAATAGACTACAGGCACATTCTTAAAGAGGCCCAGGGCTTGGGTTGGGTCAACCCTAAGTCAAACATCAATCAAGCCATTGTTCACGATCCTGTCTATGATGAGCCTATAGGGAATCGCTTTTTCAGCGGGAACTTTGACTATATAGAATATACAGTTGATGGCTTTATCGGCACAGGCGTGACGGTTATAGCAGGTGCAGCCGGTGTCGGCAAGACCAGCGCTGTGGTCCCTATTGCTGCGATTGTTGCGGGCTTATGGAAGGTTCCGAACATCAACATTGTGCTACGCAGGAAGGTTATATACGTCACTGAAGATCCTGGTCAGTTAAGGCGTATCGTAAAAGGTATGATGATGAGCGCGGAAAACGTGGCTTCTGCATCAGAATTTGATGAGTGGTTTCATGTCATACCCGCAAACAGACGAAAACCAGAACAACTGGCTAAGTCTATAGAGTTCTGGCGAGAACGGTACTCATACGAAGCGGAAGCTAATCAGAACCACTACATGATTGATCCACTCATTATTTTTGATACCAGTAACGCAACGATTGACCTAGACAATGAGAACGATAACGCGGAAATCGGTAGAGCCATAGGTTCGATTAAGAAAACGCTTAACGGTGGCTCTATGTGGCTCATAGCGCACTTAGCAAAAGCGATTACTCGCACCTCTGCTCCTGATGAACTTTCACCGAGAGGGGGCGGTGCTTGGGTAGGTGACGCGCATGGGGTGGCTTTTTTAGTTAAAGACGAAGATATTCCTGATAAAAGGTTTTTTGTATTGGGAAAAAAACGATTTGAGGCGGCTTTTAATGAAATGGAAATGGATACCATTACCGGTAATGAAACAGTATCAACGCCTTGGGGAGAGATTCAAGATATAGTATATAGGTTCGGTATTCCGCAACCTTTATTCGGTGATGATTCGATGGAAGCTAGGAAAGCCGAGGTATCTGCTCGCAATAAAAACATGGATGATTCAATGCGCTTAATAAGGGTATTGGACTATATTAAAAGGGAATGGAAACAGGCAATGGATGAAGGTCTGTACAGCTTTTTAGGGGTCAGTACGAACAAAATTTACGAAGAAATTGGAGGGAAAAAGACGTATTTGCTAGAGGCCCTTGCAGAATTGACGGACGCGCAAAAAGTAGAAATTAAAGTGCAAGGCGAGCATAAAAACGCAACTAAATACTATCGTCCATCAGGTGCAAAATAAGGTTGTTCCGTACATTGTTCCCATTGTTCCGTAGTGTTGCCGAACAATGAAAAACCCTACCCGATGATGGGGGCGTTAAGCCCCACATCAAGGGGGGTTGTTCCGAACATTTTTTCCTATAGGACGGAACAACTACCAAACGGGTTGTTTTAGGAGGTCAAAATAGAGGCAAATTTCGTTGTTCCGTTGTTTGTTGTTTCCGAGGATTTAAGCATGATCGAGATTGAGCTAAATTATCCCCCATCAGCGAACCGTTACTGGCGTTGCTTCAGAAATCGGATGGTTCCATCCAAAGATGCTGTTGTGTTTAAAACGCACGTTAAAGCAACTGTAGGGGCATCCGAATACAACTTGACGCATGATGACGTGCTGGTCATAATAGAATTGCTACCGAAGTTGACTGCAAAAGGCGAAGCATCAAAAACCTGTATTGATATAGATAATGCGCTTAAAGTAGTTTTGGATTCCTTGCAAGGTATTATTTATGAAAATGATAAACAGGTTAAAAAAATTATAGCTGAGTACGGATATCCCGTAGTTAACGGCGGTGTTAAAGTTAAAATATTAAAATTCCAATGACAGAAAAATATCAATCTGAGTATATGCCGGTTTGGAAAAAAATTAGTATTTATCCAGCTCCAAAAGGAACTAAAGTATTATTAAGATTAAAACACGGAACAGCAATAATTGGACAATATTATGAAGGATGCGAAGCAACACATTGGGCAGGGTTGCCCAGACTCTCCAAAGAAGACAAGGAAACGGAACTTAAAACTTGTGGGTAAGTCATTTGGTTATTGGACCGTGATTGAAGATGATAAACCTTATATCAACGGAAAAAGAGTGGTTGTCACTAAATGCAAATGCGGCACAATCAGAAGTATTTTGGCGCAAAACATTTTGAGCGGTATGAGCAAGTCCTGCGGGTGCTATCATAAAGAACAAGCAAGCAAATGGGCTAAAGCGCATCAAGAGGCTCGTAGAGAGGCAAAAATATAAATGGATATGGCAGAGTACCAGTTGATTGCAAATCGAACGTCTAAAGACCTAGGATTTAGAAAAGGTTTAGTTCACGCTGCTTTAGGTTTGACAGGTGAAGCAGGTGAATTTTCAGATGCTGTAAAAAAGTTTGAAATATATGACCAAAATATTGACCGTGATAATTTGCGTGAAGAAATTGGTGATATTTTGTGGTATTGCGCTTATTCTGCTAGTGTCCTTGGAGAATCTCTTGAAACAATCGCAAGAGAAAACATAGAGAAATTAGCAAAACGTTATCCTGAAAAATATAGCGATTTTTATGCAATGCACAGGTTGGATAAAATATGAGCATTGATAATGCCACTTCAGAAGAATGGACAGCCGTTGCGGAAGAATGGTTAAAAAATTTAAATCAAAAAAAGAACAGTCATACAACAATAAAAGCAGATGATGCACAAATTGGAGGATCACATTATAAAATAATGGCGGTTCACCCTTGGTGTGTCATTGAGGCAGTGTTAACTCGTAATGAGTTTATTGGCTTTTTAAAAGGTAATATTATTAAATATTCTATGCGTCACGGGTTGAAGCCAGGATCAACAGATGATGCAGAAAAAGCATTGCACTATATGCAAAAATTGACAGAAGTTTTAAATGAAAGTTATTGATAAGATTTGTGAGAATTGTGAGTTTTACGATGTCGTTAGATTTGATTCTAGTCCTGGTCGTTGTGTTCTTGATCATCATACAACTCAAGAATCAATAATAGTTCAAAGAACGGATACGTGTGATCAATGGTTTCAACGCAGCGAAGATGATTAAATTAACCGCCAAACAAGAGGCATTTGCTTGTGCTGTTGCGTCTGGAATGAATCAATCAGATGCGTACAGATCAGCATTTGATGTTAATGAAACCACAAAAGATTCTAGCGTTAATGTTAACGCTTCTAAGCTTATGGCAGACGCTAAGATTGCACAAAGGGTAAAAGAAATTAGGGAGCCAATTGCGAGAAGCGCAAGAATAACTCTTGAAAGTCATTTAGATGATCTTTTGGATCTTAGAAAAGCAGCTGTAGAAAACAATCAATTTAGTGCTGCTATTAGCGCAGAAGTAGCAAGAGCAAAAGCAGCCGGTATTCAAGTTGATAAAATGCAAATTACAGGCGCTGATGGCGGACCTGTTGAACATTCTTTAAAGGTGAACTTTGGAGACTGAAGTTAAGTTTCCTCCAAAATTTAAAGCCATCTTTAATAAGCACAGAATTAAGTGCTATCACGGTGGACGAGGTTCTGGTAAGTCTTGGGCATCAGCTAGAGCATTACTTATTCAAGCTGCTCAACAACCATTAAGGATTCTTTGTGCGCGTGAAATTCAAAAGTCAATCAAACAATCGGTACACACATTGCTGGTGGATCAGATCCAAGAGATGAATCTTGGCTATTTCTTTTCAGTAACTGAGTCCGCCATTAAAGGTAAAAACGGCTCTGAATTTAGTTTTGCCGGGTTAGCCAGTCATACAGTTGAGTCTATTAAATCATTTGAAGGTGTGGACAGGGTTTGGGTTGAAGAAGCACAAACTGTTTCCAAAAAATCATGGGATATTTTGATTCCAACAATACGCAAACCTGAATCAGAAATTTGGATTACTCTTAATCCTGATCTGGATACTGATGAAACTTATAAAAGATTTATTATAAATCCACCTCCTGATTCTTTAATCGTTAAAATTAATTGGAATGATAATCCTTGGTTTCCTGAAGTTCTTGAAAAAGAACGATTGCATTGTTTAAAAGCAAGCCCTAAAGACTACGAAAACATTTGGAACGGTCAGCCCAAAACCGTTGTGGATGGGGCAATATACGCTGAAGAATTTCAGCAAATGTTTGATGAAAGCCGGATTACTATTTGCAATCATGACCCAGTTTTAAAAACGCACGCTATCTGGGATCTTGGTTGGAACGATAGCATGGCAATTATCATTGCACAGAGATCTGGATCAGAATGTAGGATTGTTGATTATATTGAGAACTCACACCAAACGCTTGATTGGTACAGCACACAATTAAAGCAGAAACCGTACAATTGGGGAAAAATGTGGCTCCCGCATGACGGTGTCACAAAAGATTACAAAACAGGAAAATCAGCTCAAGAGCTCTTAGAGCAAATGGGATGGTCAACTGAAATTATTCCTATTGGAGATATTGAACATGGCATTAAGCTATGTCGCATGATGTTTCCGCGTTTGTGGATGGATAAGGTAAAAACCGAACGATTGCAGGAATGTTTAAAGCGGTACAGAAGATCAATTAATGCTAGAACTGAAGAACCAGGAAGTCCTCTGCATGATGAGTATTCTCATGGGGCTGATGCTTTTAGATATTTGGCAACATGCGTTGATCAGTTGAAAAACGACAACATTAAACGCAAACGTATTGATGACGGTATGCGTGGTGGCGATTGGATGAGTTAAAGAGAGTACAACATAATGAACTTAGACGCAGATAGCATTTTCGAAGACTTAGGCAACAACGCAGAGCCTGAAACTCGCACAGAAGAAATATTAGAAACCATCAGAAAACGGTTTGCTACAGCTGTTGAGTTTACGGCTCAGAACCGTCAAGAGATGATGGACGATATTCGTTTTGCGCGTCTGGGTGATCAATGGCCAGAGGCTGCGAAGTATGATCGTAACCGACCAGGCAAGGAACGACCCATGTTGGTGGTAAATCGACTACTTCAGTTTAGAGATAAGGTGGTTAATGAGATACGTCAAAATACACCATCTATTCGTGTTCGTCCTGTTAATTCTGGTGCTGATCAAGATACCGCTGATGTACTCATGGGCCTTATCAGACACATCCAAGATAACAGCAACGCTTCTATTGCTTATGACACTGCCGTAGAAAGTCAGGTTGATACAGGTCTGGGCTTTTTTAGAGTTAGAAACGATTGGGCAGATGACACAAGTTTTGATCAAGAGATATATATTGACCGAGTGCCTGATCCATTTAAGGTGTACATGGACCCGCACAGCAAACAACCTGATGGGTCAGACGCTGAGTGGTGCATCATTGCTGAAGAAATGGCAAAAGATGAATTTAAGCGCATGTATCCAGACCTTCCGGAAACGCAATGGGATGCAGCCGGCAATGGTGATGCTCAAGGTTGGTTCACTGAAGATTCGGTGCGCGTGGCTGAGTATTATTATATTGAGCATGAAGGGCAGGAGCTTCAAGACCCAGAAACCGGGATGAGCCGAATGGCTGATGTAAAGCGCTGCATGTGGTGCAAGGTTGCGGGCGACACAATCTTAGAACAGACTGAAATCCCATGTAAGTACATTCCAATCATTCCTGTTATTGGCCATGAGCTATGGTTACAGGGCAGGCGCTACCTTGCAGGTCTTGTGCGCAATGCTAAAGACGCTCAAAGGATGTACAACTATTATTTGTCAGCCAACGCTGAAAATGTAGCCTTATCTCCAAAGGCTCCTTTTATTGGTGTTGCAGGGCAGTTTGAAACAGATCCCAACTGGGGAAGAGCAAACAAAGAATCTGTTGCTTACTTAGAATACGATCCCGTCAATATTGCGGGTCAACCAGTCGGGCCGCCACAACGCGCAATACCTCCTCAAGCATCAAGTGCAATCATGCAAGCAATTCAGCTTGCTGAAAATGACATTATGCAATCTATGGGTATCTATCAACCCAGCTTAGGCGCACAGTCCAACGAAGTATCGGGGCGTGCTTTGTTTTTGCGACAAAAGCAAGCAGATACAAACACTTTCCATTATCAAGACAACCTAAACCGCTCAATACGTCAATGCGGAAGAGTGATTCTTGACATGATTCCTAAAGTTTATGACAGACCCAGAGTGGCTAGGATCATTGGAGAAGATGGATCACCAAGAACAGTTAAGCTTAATCCAAACCTTCCACAAGCATCTGTTGGAACAGATAATCCTGCAATTGATTCGATTTTTAACCCAACTATTGGCCAATATGATGTCGTTTGCGACTCTGGTCCCAGCTATGCCACTAAACGAGATGAAGCATCACAAATGATGTTGAGCTTAACGCAAGCTAACCCTAGCTTGTTTGGCCTGATTGGTGATTTGATGGTCAAGAACATGGATTGGCCTGGTGCTGAAGAGATTAGCCGCAGACTGCAAGCGATGTTACCGCCACATATTCAACAAGTGAACAAGGCCGGAGATAAAGCAGATCCACAGTTGCTTCAAGCAGAGCAAGCTATGAATCAATTAGCTAGTCAGATGGAACACATGAGCGCAGAAATGCAAGATCTTAGAGAGAAAAAATTGCTTGAAATTCAGCGAATGGAACGTGAGTGGTATGACTCGCAAACAAACCGCATGAAAGCTGATGTTGAAGTTATGAAAGCCAATTTAGATATTAACAAACAAGCAGCAATGGACGCTCTTATGATCATGCAATCGGGCGCTAGGGATATGCCTGAAGAAAATGAAGAAAACGAACAATTAGAACAAATGGTCATGCAG